CATCTCCTCCGTCACCAACTGTAATATCATAAACTCCAGGTGCGACAGCAAAAGCGGCATCGTAGAGTAATCCACCTGCTCCACCACCAGAACCAGCTCCAGCGCCACCTCCGCCGCCACCGGCTAATACTAATGCTTTTACAGTTGCCATATAATTAACATATTGTGTTTAATAATTTCATCTCTGCTCTCGGGATTTCGCTGAGAGCAGAATCAAATTACTAATTAGGACGCGCCAAGTGTGACTGTCCAAGTAATTTTTAGAGTATCACTAGCGCCTTTATTGATGGCCGCGAATGTTGAACGAGCCAACATTACGCCACTGGCGGAACTATTTAAAATTCCGGCTTCGGTAATGGCACCTGTGCCATCGCCTGCGGCCCAATCTCCGACATAAATAATGTCGTTATCATCGCCACCAGCGCCTTGAGTCCTTGAAGTTAGAGCATTTCTGTCTATTTCAAATTCTAGGGCTGTGTTGGCTGATGTAGGAGCGGTTGTGCCGGTTCCAATAGCCATGTGGCTCATTGCTGTTTCATCTGGCGCGGACGACAGCTGATCAGCGATGTGAGCCTCACCTACATTCATCATCAGGTTGCTAATATCTCTCTCTTCTTTGATTTTTCCGTCCGGACCGAATAATTCAATGTGGAGCCTACCTTTATGAGCTACTCGGTCAACTAAATTTTTATTGTCCATATAATTAAATGTCTTTAATAAATTTAACTGCCTTTGCTCTCTCTTGGTTGCCACCGGTAAATTTATCCATGATAACAGTTTCTCCTGTTAGATAAGTTTTACCGTTTTTGAATAATCCAGCAGGAGAGATAACCTCGTATTCCGCTTTACTGCCCAATAATTGAGCCTGTAATCCGGAAGCTTTGGAAATCAAATCTAATGGATTCATTTCTTCTGACATAAGAGTAGATTAATTAAATTAAATTAAGAGGGGCGATACTGCTACCGCCCCAATTAAACTAAGCGATACAATCCTCAATGAAATATCCGCCAACATTGCTGACCAATTTTTCATCTTGACAAACTTCAACCTCAACGACTTCTTTCTTCATATCTTCTTCTCTCCAAGTGCGTGCGCCCCAAGGGGTGTGAGCAGAATTAGAAACTCGGAAGATATAACCGCAAGCAAATTCGTCTAAAGCTGATGCGGCCGGAACATATAACAAGACCACATGCTTGCCCCAAACATCTGATAAAGTTTGAGTTGCATTGCCCTCCTTGTTAGGATTTTTACTGGCCTTAGGGATTAAAACATTCATTCCCCAAAGTTTTGGCGGTAGATCACCGTCAACCAATAAATCGGCGTGGGTATATTTGATTAAATCTCTGACTTTTGAATCTCTCTTGACGATCTTGGCAACGGCCGATGGGATAATAACGACATTCGGTTCGTAGCCACCGGTTTGAGTCCGGACGGCCTCCTTACCTACATCGATGCGAGCCTCAATGGTTGACACATCTTTTGTATTATCATAAGCGGCATTATTCCATTGCTGTGTACCGGATAATTGGATTCTATTTGTAGCGGCCCAATTACCTTGAGTCGTTAACAATGCAGCAACCCGGATTTCTTGGTCTAACATCAATAAATCCTTAACTCTTTTGGATTTAGATGAGCGTAAATTAATAACGCTATCGGCATTTGCCAATTGACGATCGGTGATTTCGCAATTTAATGCGTACTCTTCGGCCACATAAGAACCAGTGGTTAAAGAGAAACCGATTGTTTTAGATCTTGTACCATCAGCCCGCATAGTGGTATCTGGTACTCTGAATGCTTCGCCCTTATTCCATTCGTAGTATTTATCGCTTTCATTCTTCACCGGAATAACTGGGAAGATTTGTTCAGCGATCATACCTTGTGGATGGTAGCCCAATAAGACATTGGACAGCGCCGCATCAATATGAACTTCATTTACTTTAGGCATATTAAGTGGATTAAATTAATTAAACGCTCTAACTAGTGGGCCACCACAAACGGTCTAATCAAGATCGAAATGATATCACCACCAGTTCCGGCCGATTCTAAGGCAATACCGATAACATGTTCGGTAGAGGCCGCAGTCCCGGTCCAGGTTGAGGAGATAGCCGGAGCAGTCGCTACACGCCCGGTTGTAATAACTCCTACGACATAATCACCTTTGCTAATGGCCGCGTTAGCCACAGCTTTTGAGATTCCGGCAACGCATACATCGACAGCGCCACCAGCTACCGCAACGGTGTTTTGGATAATGCCAATTGGCTTATCGTTCGCACCATCTGGCAGATCTACTTCACCCGCGTTTGTTCCAAGCTCTACAACGACATATTTCTCTGCCATTATATTCTCGGCAATAAACGGAGCTTCTAACAATTTGATTTCATTAGCCATACGGATAAATTAAATTTATTAGTGGAACTACTTATTATTAAGTTCCTTTTCAGCCATAGCAAGAGCGGCTTCATAGCCCATCTTGTCATTGGCTTTCATTATTTCTTTAGCTTTTTTATCGAGGTTAAAAGATTCCTCGCTAACACCTTTAGGAGCTACGCTACCATCGTTGTTTGCCAAAGCAGATTCACCTAATTCGGCGAATAATTTTGCGCTAGGCATACCGTCAATGATCTCGAAGAACTTGGTTGCTTGACTTTCACTTAATGATACGGCAAACGCAGTCACCATATCTTTTAGATTAGCCGGCAACTTACCTTTTTCGGCATTAGATTCACTATAAATGAAACCATTTATTTTTTCACTCATCTCCATTTTCTTTAACTTCTCGGTTGCTTCAAGACCGGCTTTCGCATCGGCTTGAAGTTTCTTAATCTGAGTTTCGTTCATTTGGGCTGGAGCGCCATTTGCGGCGGCCGCGGCCGCATCTGCATCAGCCTTGTCCTTGGCTTCTTTATCGGCCAGGGCCTTAGCATCGTCCTCTTCCTTTTTCTTTTTGTCAGCATCTTCCTGGGATTTCGCTTCGGCATCTTCGCTGGCCTTTCTAGCACCCTCACTCATACAAACCATTTTGCCATCTTTATCCACTCCCATCTTACCGTCAGAGCCATCAGCCAATTTACAGGCATCGCCCTCTTTGAATAATTCGGCAAACTTTTTGTTCGCTTCCGCATCTAATTCACTAAAATGAGAAGTAAGAAAGGACTTCTCCTCAGCAGTCAATTCAGCGAAAGACTTTTTTGACAATTCGTTAATGTTCATATTTTTATGAATTATTTTTTCGGATAACACGACTGGACTAAGGCCCTTAAAATAAGGACGGTTAGTCAGAGCGCCACCGATTAAAACATTATTGTACAATCTTCGGTCTTCCGGGTCTTCATACTGGAAATAGAACTCTGGACTAAAGAAACGATAAATCGCTTCCTTAATCAATTCACGACCTTTTGAGTTCCAATCAACTATGGCGAAGAGTCCCTCATTACCTTTATTGATTAAATTTTTAATCCATCCCACTGCTCCTCGATCAGAGTAATGCTCTTCATCAATCGGCAGTCCGATGGTACTAGAGTGAGCTCGTAAATCTCTTTGAAAATTATCGGCAAACTCTTGTTGTATTTCTGGGGTAATCTCTACCATGCCATAACTGGGGTGATCCCACTTGCCCGGTTTCAAAACCTGTAATTCAAAACCTCCCTCTTTCTGTTCGGCAAACGATAAATCAATCGGGACTAACATCGTCAACGCTTGATTCTCTCCTGCTTTCTTTTTGTTTTTTAAAACATCTTTGTCCGGCATATAGTTAAACAAAAACGCACCAGATTATATCCGATGCGTTTCTGCTCTGCCTACCAATAGGAGTGTAAGCCTCAAAGAGTAACCACGGATATAATTAATCTTATCGGCCCTCGAGAAGCCGACAAAAGTATCCGTGCGTTTTTTTAAAGAATTATTTTATTTTATTAAAATCAACTTTTTTATTATCTTTTTCTTCCTGTATTAATTCTACCATATCCTTGCCGAACTGTCTAACTTCTCCGGTGCATTGCTGTGTCTGGAAATCTATGCGCCTAATAATCTTTGAAGTAACATGGCCTATTTCAATATCTGTGTCTACATGGACCTTATAGCCTAATTCCCTGGCATCCCGGCAGAAGTTAAAATCTTCACCGGTTTTAGAGAAATAGAAATAAGGATAAGTCATTTTCTTTAGCACTTCGACATTAATCAGCACCGCCCCGAATCCAACCGCATCGGTAACCATTAAACCCATGTCGCAGGCATCAACGAATGTCATGGCATCTTTCTCGTTCCGGTCTTTATCCTTAACAAAGATACAAGGATAATGCGGACTCGCTCGTCTATACGCGCGCACGCCCACGATATCTTTTTTATAAAGCAATAATTTATGGACGATGTCTTTATCAAAGACATGATCGCTGTCAATCATCATCAAATGAGTGAACCCCTCATTGACTGCCATCTTAGCTAAAGCATTTCGTGATTCGTGAGTAATCAATCTTGGGATTGTTCTAATCTCCCACTTGGCGCTATCCGGGTTCGATGCGATAGTCATGGCCAATCTTATAAAACTTTTAAAAGGACTGTCACCGACTAAATCTTCAAAGCTTCCAGAGTTTGGCAAACCAATTAATACCTTTGCTTCGCTCCAAGTTTTTTTACAATACTCCTCCCAATTCTTTTGCTCTTCCTCGCTAACATCACGCTTGAAAATCTTTTTAATATCCATGTGTTTATTTTAACTTATTTAAAATTTGTTTCATTAACGCAATCTTCTTTTTGTGGGCCGCAATTCTGTCCGGGTAAATATCATCCTCTTCATATTCTTTTATCTTTTTTTCTCGACTGGCAATTTCTTTAGTATACTCTTCTTTAATCAAATCGGCGGCCGGACTATCCTTGTCAATTTTAGGCGCTCTCAAAGTATTAATATCATTAACGCCCTCGTATTTATTTTCGACTACTTCCGGGACTCCATCGATGTCTGGGAGTTCGGCTTCGTCTTTCATAATCTCAACCCACATACCCCGGCAATTAGAATGGAACTCATCCTCGTTTATCCAGGGATCTCCGGCCGGGACTACTCGGCCGTCCATGCTTAAACAGAAATCGCAAGTAGTTTCGTCCAGTAATTCGGTCCGTTGAAAAGCGTAGGTATCAGCGATATTGGCTTTCTGTGTCATCCGGCGCCCCTGGTTCAAAGCACTGGCGGCCACTATCGATGCAGTTTGTTGGCCCAACTTTACCACAGAGTCAATCATTATAGACGCTATCTGCTTAATCGCCTCGTTGGCATCAATCTCTTTGGCGATGCTATCAATGGCTTTTATCTTGGCTTTAACCAGCGCCCGGTTCTCATGGTCATCACTTATGATGGATGCCTGGCTCATCAGTCTATCCAAATCTTCCTGGGGACTGACCGGCGGATTAACTTTGATTTCAGAGGCTACGGTATTCTTGCCAAAGTTATAAAGGTCTTTCATTTTAAGAAACAACTCGTCTTTATATTTGCTCTTGTTCGATAACGATATCTCCTGGAGCTTTAAATAGTCTTTACTTTCTATCGCCTCTTTGAATTGTTGAAGCAATAAATCTTTTTCGTCATTGAATGATTTTGATAGCAATTCGGAAAACTCCATCTCCCGATTATCTAATTCATTTTTAATATTTCCAAAATTTACTTTCTGTTCAGTGAATGTCAAATCTCTATAAGGCCTGAATAAATCACTAAACATTTGAAGCTTTCTATCTCTCAAGTTTTTTTTTTGAGTCCTTTCATTTGTTTGGACTTTACTATAATCATTCTGTTTATCAATCTGAGCCTGTTTTTTTTCTTCGTCCCTAATCTTTTTCTCTTCCGGTGTCAGTTCAACGGCATCGGGCAGGTCCATCTCTTTGCGGATATGCTTTTCTAATTCTTCATCCGGATTAATAAGGTTGGCTCCCACTAGAGTATTGATAGCCGTAGCAAATGATTGCTTATCGAGCGCTCCGATTTTATCAACTTCCAATGTCGGATATTCTTTTGTCCCCGGCCAATTAATATCAATCAATTGTTTGATGGCGTTCTTGTTGATAACATCTTTAATATTTTTAGCAACGGCCTGTAAACTGTCATAAAAGAAATCGCTTTGATCTTCACTCAAAGCATAACTGCCGCTCGAACCGCCCGAACCCAAAGTCAAGAATTGAGCCAAGACATTTAAAACAATCTGCCGGCTATGATATTCAATGCTTGATTTAGGGTCGCGAACTTTCTGCGCGCCCATATCTAAAAATCCAATTTCGTATCCATCCGGCATAACAACATAAGCCTTTTCGTTAGCTCTTAGGTTCTTTACTATCGCAGTAGCGGCCGACCTATCTGCCGGAGTATGTCCTGATGGCAGTTTGCAGTATGGCACTCCCAGGCCCTGGCGCTCAAAGGCCATGGCATCAATCTGCTCAAATGTATCTTTAAAAAACCAATTCTTGTAAGCTGGCCGGAGAATAGATATTCCCTCCCAGTTGTCGCCCTCTTTTTCATTTATAAAGATTAATAACTTCTCCATTGGGATCTCAACCGTTCCCTTGGCTGTCGTGTTCTGAGTTATTCCGTCTTTATGTGAGGTCATCATTATCCAGGAATTAATTGTCCGGGGATGACGAGAAGCAAACTTCTTCCAGCCAATATATTTTTTTCCTTTCCACTCAACATAATTAAATACTTTTTCAAAAACAAAAACCCCGTAATCTAACATTAGCAGGGCCTCTCTTAAAAAGTCATCCCATGTGTTTGACATGGCGCTCTTCAAATTATATTCGATAAATTCCGCTTGCTCTTTTTGGAGGGCATCTTCGCCGGCCGGCTTAATATACCAATTGGCCGAACGCAATGGGAGTTTAATAACTTTTAATGACGCGGCGACAGTAGCATCGCCTTTTCTCATCTTGTCGTAGATAGTATATTTAGCGGTTCCGCTTAGATCATAATTATAATCCTCGCCGGATATCATACCATTATAAATACTGGTGCCGGTGTCGCCAAACTCTTGACCTAGATTTTCAATTTTAGCAGGAGCGTCTTTAAATAGTCTTTGAAATAATCCCATATTGTTAGAATTTTTTTTGATAAATATCGCTTGAGTCTTGATCTGATGCTTTGTCTATAAAGTCATTCAAGGCCGCGATGTTTACTCTAAGTTTTTTAAAACATAATGCGATTGACCAGAAGCTATCACCATGTCCCTCCGGAGTTTCAACAGCCTGTAAATCATTCGTGACTTGAAGTATCTGCCTTATCATTCTTTGGTCGTTCTGTAATTCTAGGAACTCTTGATTAACCGCCTTGCCGAACTCAGTGGCCATTGAATATTTTTCTTTGCTCGTGAATGTCACCAGTTCTAATTGCGGCGGTAATTCTCGGCGCTCTTCTAAGGTTGTCAATTCTCCCCTGGTGTTATCGCAATAAACTTTATCTATTTTAAAATTGGTTATCGCCTGTTTAATATAACTTATCTGAGTCGGCTTCTCCGGATTGAATTGTTCATCATCATTGCCGGCGTAATCCCAGGCGTCAAAAAACTTCTGATGTATTTGAATAGCCTTTTTCTTTCCATTGATAACTCTAACTTGAAAGACTGCGAAGTGTGCCGGGTGTCGTTTCTTTCCAAGGTCCCAACCGCCAATTGTATCGTAATTCTCCGGCCCTTTAATAATATCAAAAATTGAGAGATTTGACAAATTGGCATTAACCACCTTGTTTATCTCTTCTTCCTTGAAGAAACTGTTTTCAGAATATACCGGAGAGCAAAGGTATTCTTGATTATAAATCTTTGCCCCTCTGATATTTTTTCTTTCCTGTAATTCCTCCCAGTTCATATGCTCTGGCCATAAGGCTATTTTATTAACCGGGTCTTTCTCAGCCGGCTGAACTAATAACTTAAACTTCTTTTTCATCTCCCTATCAAAAAAGAAATCGGCCGTAGTCTGCGGCGTTCCTACTATCTTACAAAATCCAAACTTCTTAGGCATGTCCAATATCTGAGTCTTGATTACTTTATTAATCTTTTCAATCTTGGTTAATATCATGGCGTTGTCCGGGTCTTGAAACGGATCGTCAACATAGACACCATCGCAGTGAATACCGCGCTTAAATGAAAGCAAGCCGTGTGGCTCTAAAGTGAATGTCGTATATTTGAATTTGCTGTCATTGTAATCCCAGCTGTATTTCATCACTGACTCGGCTGTCGGTTTTAAATCTATGCATTGTTGGAAGTATGGATTGTCAAATATCAAACGCTTGATCTTGCTGATGTGGTAGCCGGCCATTGAGTCCTGATAAGAAAAGTAATGATATTCTTTATTCTCGTAGGCGTGCTTAAATAATCGCCACATCACATCGGCATATAGACTGGTTGATTTGAAATGGTCCCGGGCCGATACTCTCATCGTCCATCTGTTTAAGGCCATCCAATCGCAGAGGTCGTCTATGAACTGCCCTCTAATAAAAACTGGAAAGGACAAAGAGAAAACTTCATGAACAAAATATTTAAAATCAACTAGCGCTCTCCCGATGTTCATCAGTTCCCCCTCCGCTGTCAGCTGATTTGATTTGTTTTCTTTGTTGACTTCTTTCATCTTTGATTAATTTAAGGATTTTAGCCACGTTGGTATACTTAGTTTCAATCACTCCCAACTTACGATTGAACACGCCGGCATCAAACTGTTTATCGAGGAGCATGTTGTAATGCTTCACTCGAGTATCAAGAGCGATGATCCGTGCCATATCAAGTTTACTAGTGCTGGCTATTTTTGACAACTCCTCGCTGGTTGATTTTATAAAATCCTCAAACTCCGCTAAGGCAGTCATGACAGCAGAGTTCTCGTACCTGATTGCTCTCTCGCGCCGGATCTTGTTAATCAACTGGTTAACATAGGTGTAATGAAGTTTATACCCATTCTCCTCTAGCACTCTACAAACCTGAGCCGATGTTGCATCTGGTTTGGCAACTATAATCTTTCGGATGTATCCGATAAATTCCCTTTCTTTGTCTTTCGATAATGTTGGCATACCTTTAATTTAATATTATATTCCCAGGCCTCAAGCCCCGGGCAGAGAATTGATTGCCTACTAAGCTAATCAATTAGATTTGGTTGATAGACTTGCGCCTATCGAGATTTAAAATCTTATTTTAACCACTGTCGTTTTTTAATTGTGACTAAAGAACGCGCTTGAGGACGAAGAACATAATATTAAATTAATCAAACCCGAAACCCTCCATCTCTTCACTCTTAATTTTATCTCGACTTAAATCTGCCTTGATTTCTTCCAACCGATTTTTAGTTATAAAGAAATTACAATGAACATTTGAACAATTAACACCGGGGTCGTCAGCAAAAATGTGACTTCCACAGCTAGGACATTTGTTATCAATTAAGTTTTTCCAGCTCATCTTAGCCATATTTAAGCCATTAGTTCATTTATCTAAAACTTTTTTTCTCTTCCCTCTCAATCCCCTTTAATCTAATATTAGCCAAATTATTCAACATCCCTGCACATCCGGTTCCTCTCTTGCTTGTAGCACTCCATCCAGTACTCTTCGGCCGTCATTTGGATGGCCCACAGAAACACTTTCCAGGCGGCATAAGCTACTATCTCTCTGGCCTCCGTCTTGAATCTAATCGGTAAACTATCTCTAAACCTTGATTGATTTCTCGTCATCTTGTTTGCCTTTAGGTTTATTAATATTCATAACGAACTCACCAATGTCTAGAGCCTTAAACTCCTGCTCATAGATCTGGTCAATTTCGTCTTTCTTCCCGGCAGTATTTTCGGCCGGGGTTGTTCTATGGCGCACTACTCTCACGATAAATTTCTCTTCTCCCATATAATTATTTGTTAATATATAATTCATTAATTTCTAGCATCCTCTTGGTTAGCCATGGAGTATAACCTAAACTCTCAGCCCATGCCGCCCAGCCGTAGACATCCTTTGGAATACACTTTGAATTGAATCCTCTGGCTTCCGGATAAATGAAACTGAACCAGAGATTAAATCTTGGGTCATCCCCATAGACGGCATCGCGAAT